CCAATAGGGATGTACTATCTCAAGGTGAGATGTATCCCGGATCTGCCACACAGCTTATTAATTATGAGCCAGCCATTGCTGGTGGATATAGACGGATTAGTGGATATGCTAATAGCTATGGCACAGTGACAGGAACAGGTAGTGTTCTTGGTGTATTTGTATCTGAGGGGTTAAATGATGGCATCTTTGCTTGTCGCAAACCTTCTTCTGGTACAGACTACTTTTATAGGTGGGTGACTGCTTCATCCACTTGGTCAGCTATTACAACTCCCGGATCTGTTACAATGGTGGGAGTTAAGAAGGTTAGGTTTACTAGATTTAATTGGAGCACCTCTAAGTTTGCATTAACTGATGGTATCAATCCGGCTGCTGTGTATGATGGAACTACATATACACAAATTACGGATGCCAATGCTCCTAATAGTCCTAAGTTTTCTGCTGCCTTTAAGAATCATTTGTTCTTAGCTGGTGATACAACAGATCCTTATAACTTATATGTTTCTTCTCCACTGAATGAGACAAACTTTAATCCAGCTAATGGTGCTGCTGTTATTAATGTAGGCTTTGAGATTGTTCAGATTAAACAGTTTAGAGATACGCTGTACATCTTTGGTAAGAATGCCATTAAGAGTTTGACAGGCACTAACATAGCTGACTTTGTGGTTGGCGAAGTGACTACAAATTTAGGTTGTGTTGTTCCTGATAGTGTGGTAGAACTTGGTGGTAGCTTAATATTCTTAGGACCAGATGGTTTTAGACCAATATCAGGTACGAATAAAATTGGTGATGTGGAACTAGAAACAATTTCTAGACAAATTCAATTTACAATTACTGCAATCTTAAAAGAAATGGTGGCTGGTTCTATTGATCCAGAAACATTAAGCTCTGTAGTAATTCGTAAGAAGTCACAGTTTAGATTGTTTCTCCCATCAGACGGAACTTTTGGTTTGTTAGGTGGTCTAAGAGCTGGTGAAAGTGGTGTGGCTTTTGAGTTTAGTCAACTCTTTGATTTTTCAGCTACTTGCGCTTCCAGTGGATACATAGGAATAAATGAGATTGTTATTCATGGGGATGCTGCGGGTAAGGTGCATCAACAAGAAACAGGTAGTTCTTTTAATTCTTCTACAATTTTAAGTGTCTATCAAACACCTTATTATTATTTCCAAGACCCTACCGTTAGAAAGAACTTTTATAATTTCACTACCTTCTTGCGTAGTGAAGGAGCTTCTACTATTAGTTTAGGTGTTAGCTATGACTTTGATGATAGTCAGCAGGTGTTTAATCCTGCTAACTATACAATGACAACAACAGGTGCAGCAGCTTATTATAACGAAGCTATTTATGATGCTTCTGCAATCTTTGATGGTAATCCATCACCAGTTGAGAAAGTAAATATTGAAGGCTCTGGATTTTCCATTGCTTTCAAGTATGTGACTAATGATACAAATGCTAGTCATACAATTCAGGGCATGGTCTTGAATTATTCAATGAATGACAGACGCTAAGGGGAAACTAAATGGCAGGTTATGTAAGACAGTCGGCTGCTGATATTGTACCTACCGCAGTTGTACGGGCAGCTCCTATTAATAATGAGCTAAATGCTCTGCGTGATGCCTTTGCTGCTGTTGCTGGTCATAAGCATGATGGCACTGCTGCTGAGGGAACTCCTGTTCCTGTTGTTGGTGATGCTGATTTATTAAATAAGATTGCTACAGATACAGCTAACAATCGTCATGGTGTGTTTGTTGAAGTGGCTGCTGCTGCTGTTGAGCAGGTGCGCTTTCAAGATGGTGTCATTGTTCCAGTGACAGATAATGACATTGACTTAGGCACAAGTGCTCTAGAATTTAAAGACTTATACATTGATGGTACAGCTAACATTGACAGCTTAGTTGCTGACACTGCTGACATTAATGGTGGCACAGTTGATGCTACTGTTGTTGGTGCAACCACCCCTGCTGCTGGTACATTCACTACACTCACTGCCAACACCTCTTTAGTTGCAGCCACTGCTGACATCAATGCAGGTACTATTGATGGTGCTGTTATTGGTGGAGCTTCTGCTCAAGCCATTACAGGCACTTTAGTTACAGCCACCACAGGTTTTGTTGGTGGTCTTACTGGTAACATTGTTGGTAATGTCACTGGTAACTTAACAGGCAATGTAGTTGGTAATGTAACAGGTAATTTAACTGGTAATGTCACAGCCTCTACAGGCACATCAACATTCAACAATGTCACCATCAATGGTGGTTTGAACATGGATGCTGCCACTGCAGCCACCATCACCAACTTAACATCTCCTACAAATACTGGTGATGCTGCTACCAAAGGCTATGTTGATACAGCAGATGCACTAAAACTAGATCTTGCTGGTGGCACTATGTCAGGTGTTATTGCTATGGGTACAAACAAGATTACAGGTCTTGGTACTCCTACAGCAAATGCTGACGCAGCCACTAAGGTTTATGTTGATACATCTATCAGCAACTTAGTAGCTGCTGCTCCCGGAGCGTTAGACACTCTAGATGAGTTGGCTGCTGCTTTAGGCGATGATGCTAACTTTGCCACCACAGTGACAAACTCCATTGCAACAAAACTAGCACTGGCTGGTGGCACTATGAGTGGTGCTATTGCAATGGGAACAAATAAGATTACTGGCTTAGGTAATCCAACACTTGCTCAAGACGCTGCCACTAAAACTTATGTTGATACAGCAGATGCACTAAAACTAGATCTTGCTGGTGGCACAATGAGTGGTGCTATTGCAATGGGAACCAATAAGATTACAGGTCTTGGTACTCCCACAGCAAACCAAGACGCTGCAACTAAAACCTATGTAGACACTGCTGATGCATTGAAGCTGTCCTTAAGTGGTGGCACTATGAGTGGTGCAATTGCAATGGGTACTGCTAAGATTACAGGAATGGGTGATCCTACACTTGCTCAAGATGCTGCCACTAAGAACTACATTGATGTGTTGTTTGGTAGCACCTCCTCTGCTGCTGCCTCTGCTGCTGCTGCAGCCACCTCTGCTTCCAATGCAGCTACCAGTGCAAGTAATGCATCTACATCAGCATCTAATGCTTCTAGCTCTGCGTCTTCTGCTTCTACATCAGCTGCTAATGCTGCTGCAAGTTATGACAGTTTTGATGATAGATATCTTGGACCACTAGCTACTGTTCCTTCGTTGGACAATGATGGCAATGCTCTTCTAACTGGTGCTCTTTATTTCAACACTGTGTCTAACACTATGTTTGTGTACACAGGTTCTTCTTTTGTGGCTGCTGGCTCTGCTGTTAATGGTACATCAGAACGCTCTGTATATGTAGCAACAGCTTCACAGACAACATTCTCAGCAACATATGATGTTGGTTATGTTGATGTATACTTGAATGGTTCTAAGCTGCAGGTAACAGCAGACTTTACAGCCACTAATGGTTCAACTGTTGTGTTGACATCTGGAGCCACTGCTGGGGATATTGTTGACATTGTTGCCTACGCTGCTTTTAATTTGGCTAATGTATATACACAAGCTCAGTCAGATGTTAGATATGCACAGAGAGCTAACAACTTATCAGACTTGGCTAGTGCTCCTACAGCAAGAACAAACTTAGGGCTAGGCACTGCAGCTACAACAGCTAGTACAGATTATGCTACATCAGCACAGGGTACTTTAGCTGGTACAGCTTTGCAACCTGCTGCTATTGGTACTACAGTGCAAGCATATGATGCTGATTTAACTACACTTGGTGCAGGTGGTAGTGGTGCTCGTTCATTCCTTGGCCTTGCTATTGGTGCTGATGTGCAAGCATATGATGCTGACTTAACTACACTTGGTGCGGGTGGTGGTGGTGCTCGTTCATTTCTTGGTCTTGCTATTGGTACTGATGTACAGGCTTGGGATGCTGACCTTGATACATGGGCAACTAAAACTGCACCATCAGGCACTGTCGTAGGTACAACAGATTCTCAGACTCTGACGAACAAGACACTAACTGCACCAGTATTGACTACACCAAACATCACCACTGGTTTATTATTAACAGGTGTTACTGGTACTTCGGGTCAAATTCTTACTTCAGCAGGTAGCGGCTTTGCACCTACTTGGCAAACCCCAGCGGCTAGTGGACCAACCTCAATTGAACTCTTTTACTTTGCAAACACATAAGGAAACATTATGACCACAGGACTTTTAGGTTCGGCAGACCTTGCCGCCAACACACTGACAACAATCTGCACACTGCCAGCGGGATCACAATCCTTTACTGTCAACGTGTGCAATCGTAATTCAACAAACGTGAACATTCGCATTGCGCCTATGTCTACTTTGGCAACGCCTACAAATGCGGAGTATTTTGTTTACGATGCTAGTCTTCAAGCAAATAATGTCATGCAATTGTCTGGTCTGACATCGGGCAGTGCAAAGTTGGTGGTTGTGTACTCTGACACAGCTAATGTCTCAGTCAATGTCTACGGAGTTTAATCATGTCATTTAACAATAATTCAACCACAGACTTAAGCCGATTCTCAATTGGTGAAATTCAAGATTTGTCTGGTGTAGCTAACTTCTACAATGCTGGTAGTAGCAAGTGGTTAAGGTCTGCCACATTAACAGCCTCTAGTAATTTAAGCACAACTACAAAGACAAATCTTGCTAATGCTGGTACTAATGGCGCACAGACAGTTATATCTCAAAGTTCTTTGTCTACTTCTTATAATGCTTTTGGTATGTTTGCTACTTATCCGATAGCAAGAATATCTGCAAGCAGTATCTCGGTAGTTCCTTCTGCTTACGACTATACAACTTCGGTTGGTGTAGGTGTAATGACCTCCGCTGGTTTGCAAGCAGTAAGTACAGGTCAGACAAGCATTAGGACTAGTAGTGCGGGTAGTGGCACAAATGGAGTTGTTGCAAGTAATAACACAAAAATATTTAGTTATTGCTTTTCATCTGCATCTGCCTTAAGTGCTAAATCTACCACCAACGGCACAACATGGACAACTGAAACTGTAACTGGTTTGCCAACTTTTGCGGCTGTTGCTGGAACAGTTGCCCATGCTTCAGTATGTTCTGATAGTAACAATAACACTGTTGCAGGAACAATAGGTTGGAAAAGAAACTCAGGCTCAGCAACACAATTTGCTGTGTTCTTTTGTGGTGCTAGATTTTTGGTGATTGCACCGGGGACTTCGCAAACAAACCATGTAGCATCACTTTCAGCCGATGGGTTTACTTTCGGTGGTGATAATACAGTTGCGGTTCTTGGAAGTGCGACAATAGTTTGTGCTTCTCAAATACAGTTTTATCGCAATGGCAATAATTGTTATTTGCAAGTTGGGCCTAGTGCTAAACGCTATTCAACGGATGGTGGTATCACTTGGGCGGCAAGCACTTTTGCGGCATCGCCAGACCCAAATAGTTACTTTATGCAGTACAACACAACAGACCCTGCTAAGTTAATTATTGTAACTGGTCTAAGTTCAAGCACAGCATATTACACGGCAGATTCTGGTGCAACATGGTCAGCTAATAGAGTATTACCCAATACCGCTTCTGAGGGTGGTCTATATTACAAAGGCTCTACTGTTGTTTTTAGTTCTGCGGCTGGTGTTGCTAGAGTTTCAACAGACGATGGCGTTACCTATACAACACCCACATTTCCAATTGGTGTTTTAGGAACTAACATATACTTTTTTGCTGATGCCACTAGATTCTATGCGGGTGTAGTAAGTCAATCCCAACTATTAACATCTACAGATGCAGTTACTTGGACGCTTGTAACTCTCCCTCAAAGCTATTCTATTCAGGCACTTACAACAAACATGGGTGCTGGAATTATTACATTTTCGGGTGATTCAAACACAGTTATATTACTTGGTTATAGTGGTACTAATCAATGTCTTTTTTCCCTAGATGGTGGTGTAACGTGGACAGGCTCACAATATACATCAGGTGCTACAGCAACTGGTTGGAATGTTGGAAACGCTTTTTCAACAACTGATGCTGGAGGTGTTGCTTTTGTTTGGGGGACGATAGATTTACAAACTCCTAGCACTACCAACTTACTCAAAGCAGACATAACCGCTGGTGGTGCATTTTATCGCACAGGTGCTACAACCATTTCACCAATACGAACTAACGCACTTTCATATGTAAGGGTAGGATAAATCATGTACTACAAATTTGAAATCTCTGGTCTGTACTGTGGCACTTCTGAAGAGAAGATTCCATATTCAACTGATGTTGCACCTCCTGACGAGAACATCACGCATAAGTGGGTGTGGAACCATGTCAACTGGGTAGGCTTACCTCTGGATTGGCAGTATGTCCAAGCGACTTACAACCCGCCTCCAGTAGTTGTCGAAACACCTGCTGAGTCTACACCCCCTACGGAGTAACTAATGAGCAAAGCAAGAACACTAGGTGGAATTGTTAGTACAGGTGCTGTCTTAGCAGATGGTACAATTGATGCTTCTGAGATTGGTAACTTGACGTTGCCAACTGGTGGCGACATTGTAGGTACAACAGCAACACAGACGCTGTCTAATAAAACATTAACTGCTCCTATCTTGGGAACACCTGCTAGTGGTACTTTGACTAATGCCACTGGGTTGCCAATTGGTACGGGTGTGTCCGGTCTTGGTACTGGAGTGGCTACAGCATTAGCTGTTAATGTGGGTTCTGCTGGTGCTGCTGTTGTTAATGGTGGTGCATTAGGAACTCCTTCTAGTGGTACACTGACTAGTGCTACAGGGTTGCCAATATCTACTGGTGTGGCTGGCTTAGGCACTGGAGTAGCTACAGCATTAGCTGTTAATGTGGGTTCTGCTGGTGCTGCTGTTGTTAATGGTGGTGCATTAGGAACTCCTTCTAGTGGTACGCTGACTAGTGCTACAGGGTTGCCAATATCTACTGGTGTGTCTGGGTTGGGTACTGGGGTGGCTACAGCATTAGCTGTTAATGTTGGTTCTGCTGGTGCTGCTGTTGTAAATGGGGGTGCTCTAGGAACACCCTCTAGCGGTACTTTAACTAATGCAACTGGTCTTCCTTTGTCTACTGGTGTAACAGGAAATTTACCAGTTACAAACCTAAATTCAGGAACATCTGCTAGTGCTTCAACATTTTGGCGAGGTGATGGTTCTTGGGCCGCTGCTGGTGGTGGATCATTAACTTATTTATCAACACTAACAGCCAGCAATAGTGCCACAATAACTTATTCTGGATTTAATTCTACATATTTTGCTTACATGGTAATAATAAAAAATCTTAAATGCAGTTCTGGTTCTGGGCCAGTCCTTGTACTGCAAGGGAGAATGTCAGACGCATCAATTTTATCAGTTAATGCCGTTGGTATTGGCTTTAATTCTCAAGCAGCAAGTACACCGGTATATGTAACTAATATAAGTCTTCAAGTTTTAGCCGTTTCTGATAACGCAAACACGGCTGGAGCTTCTGGAAATTTATACTTTTTTTCACCTTCTGTAGCATCGCAAGTGACAACGGGCTTGTTTCAAACATCAGGAACAACTTATCAAGGAATCGGTGGTACGTTTTATGCCACAGGTGGATTTCAACCAATATCTTCACTAGCATGTAGTGGTTTTAGACTTTCTTATTCCATAGGAAATATAGAATCTGGAACTGTTGATATTTACGGCATTAAAAATAGTTAAGGAATAATCATGGCACGACACCACATGACTGAAGACGGCCCAGTACCTTTTACTACTGAAGAAGAAGCTGAATGGGACGCAAGAGAAGCGGCTTGGGAACTCCAACAATCACAACCCGCACCAGCACCAACTAAAGAAGAATTGCTTGTAGAACTTAATGCTCTTACAGCAAAAATTCAAGCATTAGAGTAATGTCATGCAAGAAGAAATAACCCACGCCCAAATCTATGAACGCCTATGCGAAGTTGAAGCTAAGGTGGATCAGCTAGATAAGAACACACAAACTGTGGTGGCTGCTTTCAATGCAGCCGCTGGTGCATTCGTTGTGCTTGAATGGCTTGCTAGAGCAGTGAAGCCCATCTTAGTTATTGCCGCTTTCTGTGGAGCTATATGGCTTGCCATAGAAAACAAGCTGCATCAGTAATATTCCTATTATTAATATCTTTCCCTATCGGGTCCAAAGAGGAGAAATATAGATGTGTCCGATGGACATGGACTGGAGATGTGTATAACAGAAAAGT